CATATGGTAAGGAACCACTTTGATATAATTTTCCTTTTATCATTGCACTTTGAATCTTTGCACCTTCGCAATAATAACTATGGTTCCCGAAACCTTTTTTAAGTGTTCCATAAACGAATACTCTCAGGGGTTGTACTTCTGGTGTAAAATCCTGCAGGAGTTTGAAGTATTCTTTTGATAAATACTTTTTCCCTTCCAGCAAGTGGTCTAAATATTCAGAAGTTGGCTTTAACCCCTTCTGCTTATAGAATGAAGTTGCAATATAGAGGAATGCATTCTTTTTCCCTTTTGCAGTTGCAACCTGCATTTCTACTCTTTTGTATTGTATAGGTGCGTTTTCGTATAAATCCAAAGTCAATGCATCTGCTTTCGACTCACATTTATATAATAAACCTTCTACTAAGTCATGTTTCGACTTTCGCAAAGTAGCAAAGCCGAAACCTGCTAATCCAGAAGTTTTATCAAATGTTAGTTTATACCCTTTTAAAGTTGCACGTTCTACAGATTCCCAAAGTACACCCCTTTTCGCCATCCGTTTTCGGCTCATATTTGACCCGAACGCAAAATAGTATTGAGTCTTTGGAAGTGGTAGTTTTTCCAGAAAATAACTTTGACCGGAATAACTTCTGCTATACTTTGAAAGCGCACTTGTTTTAGTGTTCCAGTTATATATATTACTCATTTATACCCCCTCTTTACATCAGTGCATTGATAATCCATTTTGCCGTACTTTTCTGCAAAGTGTTTTCTCCTAGAATCGTAGTACGTAAAAACTTCTTCCCGAACTTCTGTTAGTTCCATCAACTTTCGGAAAGTAGGTTTATGCTTTCCAGTGATTCGACTCTTTTTCTTCTGGCAGTATTTAATTAATGCCTGAGTCAATTCAACCCAGTTGCATATCTTCTCAGAGTCTACTGTCCCAGAATGGTGACGGAATTCAATTGTTCCGTGTTTATAGTATGAGTGCAGATTCAATTTGCAATATCTCTGGTCTCTGAATTCATACCGGAAAAGGGAATCAAAATTGCTGGCTTTAATTCCTTTGTTTATAGTATTTCCTATTTTCTCACAACTTGAATCCGTATTTTTCAACCTGTTATTAATACGTTCAAAGACTTCCAGTGCGGTATCAGAATTAAAGTAGTGTTTAACACTTCTGCAATACCCTGCATTTTGTCCCCTTCGGCTTTTCGGCTGGAACGTATCAAACACACCCTCATAAAACGCATAGAGTTGAACCAGCATTCCCAGTGCGTCCGTGGAGACGTTTTTCGCATCATGGTGTACATGAAGACCCGTGGAAGTATTAACAACTACTCCAAATGTATTCATCGCATCTACTACCTTTTTTAAGTCTTCTAGACCCTTCTTTCCTTTTATTGGTGGACTGATTACTTCGCAGTCTTCACCATTTCCTGAAACACTTCCATCATATATGACTTTCCAGTATTCGCGAGTGGTAGTGTTCCACCCTTCGGAATGGCATTCTACTCCTGCAGTATTATTAATGAAGTTCGCGAGATCATTTCGACTTCTTCCACTCCAACTTTCAGTGCAACCACAATGACCAGTGCAAACGTCACAGTGACAGTCTCCGTTGCACCTTCTGCAGTCACATTCCCCTTCGCAATAATCACACTCGTAATTATCAATTTCGGATTCATTATATAGAACGTCATTTCCTTCACCTAATGAACGCTCATTTTCATTCCGCATTTCGGTGCGTCTTTCATCACATACGCACCAACCTTCGCATTCCCCTTCACAATCGCAATTTTCGCCATAACAGGCTTCGGATTCCTCTCCAGTTATAATGCCTTCAATTTCGACTCCGAACGTCTCCTCTTCATCAATTATCGGTTCCATACTTTACCCTTTGTTTAGTGTTAGAATTTAAATGCACACTGTACACTATGTACAATGTACATTTATTGTACCATACTTTTACTTGATTAATGATATAACTAATCAATAAAGTTTGTAACTAATTGATTATACAATGAAAGAAAATTGCAATTACTTTTCCTTTTTGTGTGATTTAATGAAAAGGGTTTGAATTAGTTGGTTTTAGTGGTGTGACCGGACGCGAAAAAACCGATACACGCACGCACGATAAATCCAGCCGAAAAAATGCGGAAAAATCCAGAAAACTAAAGAAAAAGTTGGAATATTCTGTAAACGGAGAAAACATTCCAACCTTTCCCCCTTTGTTTTGTCATATGCGATGCAGCGCAGATCAAAAAGGTGCGAAAACCCTGCGAACGCCTGGAAATAGCGGGACTACGAATATATATATACTTTTTCAAAGCCCCCCCTTCCGGAATTGGAGCTAGGTCTGATGCTAGTACCCCCACCACGCACGAATCATTCAACTTGAATTTTTTTTTGATTTTTTATATATTCAATCAAAACAGATTATTATGAATATGGAAGCATCATTAAATGAAGAGTCGGGATTATTCATATATCCCCATGAAATAGACGACCAGGTTTGCAAGCGTATAATCGGTTTAGCCGGTAATGGTTGGGAGGCATCTGAGGTAGAGAATGATTTAGGATCAGATGTTTTGGACACCAGTTTACGAAGGAGCGAGGTCTTCTGGACTAAGGAGGAGTGGTTAGTATCCCTAATCTGGTCTTATATGGACGCATACAATGAAGTTTCAGGGTTAAGTTATGATATACGGTCTGTTGAGCCACTCCAGTTAACGAAGTATGGCAGGGGAGGATTTTACAATTTTCATGTAGACGGATTTGGCAGCAAGAAGTGGGAGATAGGAGGTAGTGTCCGAAAGATAAGTATGTCGATCCAGTTGAATGAGGATTATGATGGAGGGGAGTTTGAGGTTGTGCGGTGCAGAAAAGGAGAAGTGGAGGTAAATACGATGGATAAGTCAATGGGAACAGTAATATTCTTTCCTTCGGTATTAGAGCATAGGGTTTTGCCTGTTACGAGAGGAGTGAGGTATTCGCTTATAGCATGGTTTTCAGGCCCAGCATTCAGGTGAAATATGACAAAGATTAAGCGAGAGAAAGTCCCAAAGGCAGATGACCACGAATTTTGGCAGGATGTATTTGAGAAGATAGAGCTCGGGGCAACAGAGAGGAGTATAGCACGGGAGTATAACTTCAGTCGTTCCACGTTAAGGAAGAGTTTAAACACACCGGAGCTCCATGCAAAGTATGTCCAGGCACATGAGGGTAGGGCAATATTACATGCTCACAAGATAGAGGATATGCTGGACAAGGTAGAATCTGGAGAGATGGATTTTAATATTGCAAGGGTTTCGATAGATGCAAGGAAGTGGTTAGCAACGAAGTATTACCCAAGGATGTTTGGTGAGCGACAGCAGTTAGAGGTTAAGACATTGGATGTAACGAAGGTATATGTAGAACAGTTAAAGTTATTAATGTCAAATCCGAATAAGAGGATCAAGAGTGTATCTGCAATCGAGATAGAGGATAAGAGTGCCGGAAAAGGACAAAAGGTTAAAGAAGTGTGAAGTTTGCAATATAGATTACCATCCGGCATTTTACCAGTTTTACAGGCAGAAATACTGTTCTTTAAAGTGTAAGGAGAAGAGGAGGGCAACTTTAGAGAGGGCAAAAGGTATTTACAAGGGTGGTTACAGCAGGGAGACTCACATCCGTCTTTGGATGGATGCATTGGGCAAGGCAGATGCTTCTGCCCCATGTCATTATTGTGGGGAGTCTTTGTATCCGGATAATTTTGTAATTGAGCATCGTAAGCCCCGTAGGGAGTTAAAAAGCAGGGCAGAGATGACTGACATTACTAATTTGGTTATTGCCTGTCATGGTTGCAACAAGGAGAAGGGAACCAGCAGTTACGAGGAGTTTAAGTGTTTGAAGAGTTAATAAAGCAGTTTTTTGAGAAGTACGGAGATGATCCTGTCAGTTTTGTGAGGGATGTACTTCATGTTGAACCTGATCCGTGGCAAGCACAGGTATTGGATTGGATAGGTTCTGGTGAGCGCAGGTGTAGTATCCGGTCCGGTCATGGAGTAGGAAAATCTGCGTGTGCATCCTGGACAATGATATGGCACTTGCTCACAAAGTACCCACAGAAGACTGTAGTCACAGCACCTACTGTAGCACAGTTGCATGATGCATTGGGAACGGAGTGCAAGAGGTGGATTAATGAGTTGCCCGAAGCATTGCAGAATCAGTTGGAGGTTTTGAGTGAGCAGATACGTTTAAAGGGCGCACCGGCAGAAAGTTTCATAAGTTTCAGGGTAAGCAGGGTCGAAACACCGGAGGCACTGGCTGGGATACATTCAGATCATGTTTTGCTTGTTGTAGATGAAGCATCAGGTGTCCCAGAGCAGATTTACGAGGCAAGTGGAGGCAGCATGAGTGGCCTCAATGCCGCAACTTTGCTCTTGGGAAATCCAGTGAGAAGTTCAGGGTTCTTTCACTCAACGCACACCCGTCTTGCAAAGTACTGGAAGACGATGCAGGTATCATGCCTTGATTCTGAGAGGGTTACTGAGGATTACATCCGTGACATGAAGGTTCGTTACGGGGTTGATACAAATCCCTGGAGAATTAGAGTATTAGGTGAATTTCCATTTGAGGATGAGGATACGATAGTGCCAAGAGATTTGATTGAGGATGCAATAGGTAGAGATGTAAAGGTTATTGAGGGACCTGTAGTAATGGGGGTTGATATTGCAAGAAGGGGATCGGATAGCAGTGCAATATGTGTCCGTCAGAACAATCATATACTTGCAGGGGGCATAATGACGAGGAAAGGTCTTGATCTTATGCAGGTAACAGGATGGATACGGGATGAGATAGAGAATGTCAAGCAGTCTGGCATGGAAGTTGCGGAGGTTTTAATTGATTCAATCGGGCTTGGGGCCGGAGTTGTGGACAGGCTGGTTGAGGAGGGAATTGATGTTCGTGGCGTAAATGTTGGTGAGTCACCATCAATAGAGGGCGAATATATGAACCTTCGTGCAGAATTATGGTGGAAATGCAGGGAATGGTTTGCAAAAAGGGATGTTGTTATACCAAGAGATGAGAGATTAGTGGAGGAGTTGGCATCAGTAAGGCGATTATGGCCTAGTAATGGCAAGTTGCAAGTCGAACCGAAGGATCAGACCCGTCAGAGGCTGGGAAGGAACGCATCCCCTGATGCAGCGGACGCATTAATCTTGACTTTTGCAAGTTATGCATCAATGTCTTCAGGAAAAAGGGGTTGGAACAAGCCAATGGAGAGAGAAATGCCAGGAATTGTGTAAAAAGTCTTACTATTCGTTACCGGGTAACGGTAATTTTGCAAAATAAAAGAAAACACTTGACAATTTTAAATTTATCATGTAGTTTCCAACATACATATGATTAATTATATACTAATTCATACATTTTATGGCACAAAGCGACTCTGAGTTGTTGCAAGAGACAGCAGAACTTGAAGAACAACAAATTGCTCTCTCTGGTGATGAGCCAATGGATGAGGAGGAACTTGAGGGTCTTATTGCATCCTTAATTGAGGGCGCACAGGACTATATTGACCTTCAGGAAGCACCGGATCGTGTAAAAGCTAGTGATTACTACCAGGGTCTGCCTTTTGGTAACGAAGAGGAGGGCAGGAGTCAGGTAGTGTCAATGGATGTACGGGATACTATATCCTTGATGCTTCCACAGATAATGAGGACATTTTTTGGCTCAGAGAGAGTCGTGGAATATGTACCTCGCCAACCAGAAGATGTTATACCGGCC